CCTCTCGTGCCTTGTTTTCCAGCACCACCGCCACCACCGCCATAAGATGTTGCTGTACCAGTTATGTTATTAGAAATACCGTTACCACCATTACCACCGTTTACATTGGAAGCATTTGAGCCAGCAACTCCAGCACCGCCACCGCCACCGCCGCCACCTTGTCCGCCGCCATCGTTACCTTGTCCACCATCGAAACCTTGATTTGTGGTTTTTGTGCCACCATTAGAAGTGCCACCGCCACCGCCACCACCACCGCCTGAACCACCATTACTACCAGTCACAGCTAATACATAAGCACCACCACCACCACCAGTTGAAGTAATAGTGCTAAAAACAGAATTAACGCCATTACCGCCAGCACCGAAAGCTTGCGCACCACCAGCACCAACCGTTACCGTATAATTTGTAGATTTAGATAAACTTAATTGTGATTCATTTGATCCACCACCGCCAGTTGCTGTATAAGTTGATCTAAGCCCACCAGCACCACCGCCACCGCCTAAATCAGTACCACCAGCACCACCGCCAGCGATTACTAAGTAGTCAATAGTTAATGGCACAGGTGCACCACCAAATAATCCAGCTGCTAGATTACCAATCATTAGCTAACGGCTCCAACTATTACCCAATCATTAGCAGCTATTTTTAAACATACGGCAGTTTTAAAAGCCCCAACTTTAGGAGCAGCTGAAGTAGCACCGGCAGAAGTTACCGCCGTAGTACCGCTGGTAACAGCCTGAATAGTTATATCACCTGTAGCGTTATCGTTAAGAATTGTTATGGCTGTACCTACTGGAAAATTGAAAGTAGCATCTGTAGGAATGCTTACAGTTTTAGCGGATGAGTCAGTAAAGACTAATAGCTGTTGGTATTGATCGCCAGTTGCTAAAGTGTAGGTAGTACCTGTTTTAATAGATACTTCATAAGCTGGTAAACCGTTCCAAATCGTGCTGGTAACGATGTCTCCCGTAACTACTGGAAAAGTAGGCATTTCATCTCCTTAATAAGACAGCGAATCGATACCGATTTCGCCGTATTCTGTTCCGATTATAAACCCATCGATGATAGCTTCTAGGGTAACGAAATTAACCAAAAAGCTCTGTGCCGTGATTCTCGTCGATACTCCGAAAATCTGTAGGGTTTTCTCTAAATACGATCCGCCTGGCTGGGTAGTTTTGACGGTGATCGGATCAAAGAAATCTAGTTCTAGAGCTGCAATTATGCCAGCGTTATAATTTGGCGTATAAAGGTCTAGCTGAATTGAATCGCACCGGACCGAGGTTTCTTGCCGGGATGCGGTATAGGCCCGGGCATAATCTAGAGCTACGGCATCGGTCTGCATTAGTAGGTTATCCACGTAGTAGCTGTGGAGAAAATACTTATCTATAGAATCTTGGTTAATGGCCACTTGCGGAGATCCGCCAGCTCTAACTACGGTGGATTTATTAAATACTAAAACGTCATTCAATACCCATGCGGCATCCTTATAGATAATCCCGGTACCGTCATCGCTAAATAAAACCGGAGTACCAGCAATAGAGCTGACCGTTACTTCTCGATCTTGAAAAACGAATGAGCCCGAAGCATCTACGTAGAATGCTCCGTACTCGGTGGTCGATACGGTTTGGCATGCTGCTAAAGCTGTTCTCTGTAACCCGGAATCATTCTGGACCGTAGTTAATCCAGCATCTACATCACGGGCAGAGGTAGGCCATTCGATCGTGTTTAAAATTTGATTAATACGGGTACCGGTTAGATCGCCAGCGGTAGCACCTGTTACCGTGCTTATCTGGGCATTCTGAGCCAATCTAAGGGCATCTACGGCGGTAATGGTAGTTAGGGTTACATCTGTAGCTTCTTTAGGCTGAGTAGTCTGGTAGCCAGTAATAAAGCCAGCAAATAAAGGATAAGTAACTCCGCCGTAGGTAGCCGTTATAGATAGCTTCTTCATAGGGGTAAGAAGCTCGTAATACGGGCTAGCTGGATTTTGTGGGTTGAAATCGCCATTCTGATCGACTATGCGAAGGCTACACGTACCTACCGTAAATTGATCGGCCACAGCATTACGGCCACGGTTAGTCTGAATTAAATTAATTTGATCGGATACGTCAACGATTACAGCTGCGGAATCTGCAAAGATATTAGTACCAAATACACCTGAATCGATTAGGCAAGCTTGGGCAAAGCCCGGGCCAGTTGAAAAGTTAATAACTGCATTTACTACTGGCACGGTCATTACTGGATAGATCCTGCCGGCGTTAAATTACCATTCTGTCGCTGAATCCGAAGCATCGCATCTTCAATCGCTTTATCTAAATCCTGTAAAGCCAAGATAGATCCATTCACCGTTACTTCTACTTTGTTATTTACATTAGAGCTTGGTAACGATCCAGCCATGCTTGATAGGCCACCATAGAAAGATTCTACAGAAGGTACCTCATAACCAGGTTTAACGGTGGTACGTAATTTTTCTAAATAGCTTTGGGTATCAGCTGTTACTTCAGCCGTTTTTGCAGCTAGGTAAGCGTTTACCTGTGAAGATGTAATTTCATTCGGAGCAGTTGGAGCAATACCTTTACTCTGATTTTGTTGGATAGTGGATAGATACTTCTGAATATCTGAAATAGATGCACCCATTTGCAAGGTAAGGCCACGGGTAGCAATATTTAATAAATTCAAAGCATTAGCCGCTTCTAATTCAGCATTAGATTTTTTAGCTAAAGCCTGGTTATTATCTAATATCGCTAATTGGGCTCTTAGGCGTTGTTTAGTTTCTTCATCGGTTGCAGCGTTAAGAGCAGCCATTAAGCCGATGCGCTCTACGTCAAATTTTTCTTTAAGTTTATCGACCTCTGTTTTTTTCTTTAATAAATCATTTTCTACAGTACGTAAAGTATTAGTAGTTTTTAATAATCTAGCTTCTTTATTACGATCGGCCATTAGCCTTCGTTCAATTTCTCTAGCATCTTCTCTATCGACTGGTTTACCTTCATTGGTTAATACAGCACCTAGCGCAGCTCCGGCAAAGACTTTAGCTAATAAATCAACTCGGCCGGCTCTTAATAGAAGTAAGGCTACGACCGCTTGAAAGGCTGGATTAGAAGCTATATCTCCCATAGTTTTAATCATTTTAGCCAGGTTGGTAGTTACGTTCGAGATATTGTCGGCAAGATTTTGCATGCTATCACCGACACTTTGAATCGATGTATCTTTGCCTAGAATTTTTATAGCATCTAGTAAACCTTTACCGATAGTATCTTGAGCATCTGCGGCGTAAACTTGAAGCAAGGACATCTGGCCAGCGTATGTAGATAATCTAGCCTTAGCCTGTCCTGAAAATTTTTCATTTAGCTTGGCCATAATCTTTTCCATGTCGCCAGTAGCTAGTAAAGTTTTATCTAGTCCGGCTCCTAAACGGCTAAGAGCTGTGGTCTGGCCTGTAAAGCCACGGGCCAACGCACCGGCTACCGATTCTAAGCTAGCACCTGTCGCAGCTGAAACGTTAAGCGCAGTATCTAAAGCTTTTTGACTAGCAGTTAAATCTCCGGTAACTGTAACTAAAGTTTGAAAGGCTGGCCGTAATTCCCCAGCTACTACGCCATACATTCTTTCGAGGTTTTTTATGTATAGTTCTATGCCGGGAGCTGCAAATCCTAGACCTACATTGTTTAACTGGACCGCTAAAGATTTGGCAGCCTTCTCATCATCCATAAATGCTTTAACAGCATTTTTAGAAAAATTTAAAATAGTAGAAGCGGCAAATACTCCAGCAAAAGTTTTACCTAAATTCTTTATTGTTTTATCGAATGCCGATACATCTTTTTCAGCTTTTTTTAATCCTTTATTGCTCCATGTAACTAATGCGGAAACGACTAAACTGGCCATTATGCCGCCTTTGCTTGTTTAGCATTAAACATACTTGCGGCTTTTTCTACAGCATCTACTACCTTCTTATAAACCTTACCGCTATCTTCTGCCCATGCTCTATAGATTAAGCGACCATCTCGCTTACGACCAGTAGCTTTATAGTTATTCTTTATTTCTGGCAAAGCTTGGATAAATTGAATAGAAGCATTAGGGTTTAAAGATTCTGTACCTATACGACCTCTAGGATGTTTACGGCCAGCGGTCTCATAGATAGCACCGGGAGCAGATTCGTTAGAGACGTAGTTAGTAACAGAAAAGCCATTACGATTGCGCTTATTAGATCCGGCCTTATATTTAATACCAGTTTTAGCGGTCTGATAATCATAAGCCGGGAATGCCCGGTAATTGGCCGTAGCTATAGAAGCTGTAGGCTTACCCCATCCGCTTAGTACATCTTCTTGTCGTGGCAAATATGATCGAGCTGTATCTCTGATCGGAATCATAACGGCCTTTATACTGGTATTCATCTCCTTATATAAATCATCATCCACAGCACGCATAGCCTTTAGGAGTTGTTTAACGCCGGTTACGTTTACTGGCATCGTTCATCTCCTTTGCTCTATCGTTAAATACTTGGATAATATGCCGGAGCATTTCATCATCCATTTCTAAAAATTCTCTAGGCGGAATCCCGGTTTCTACGCTGAGCTTTGCGATCAGATAGGCCATCGAATTCCGACTAATAGCTATTTTTTTTCTTCGAGTACCTCGACCAATTCTAAAGAATCGACGAATTCCGGACCGAAGGTAGGCACGGTAACTCCAGATCTGCGTAAACATTCATGAGCTAACCAAAATATTTCCGTTTGCTTTTCTGTTTCTCGCAAAATCTTAGAGATACCGGCCTTATGAACTAACTCGAAGGCATACTCAATTCCCGGAGTAATACGGTGTTCCGTAACTTCTCCGTTAGCCCTTGTAATTTTTAGCTTTGCCATTAGTTATATTCTCCTTAGAAGGTTCCTGTAGTTGTTTGTACTACTGTCGAATTACATGTAAATGTAATCGATGACGCATTGATGCTTGAGACATCTCCAGCAATAGGGGTTAAGTTATTAACCAAAATTGAGACGGTGTATAAAGGATTAGCGGCTCCTACTGCGGTTCCCTTTACTGGGATTAGTACAGCTGTAACGGTAGTACCGTAGGCAGCTTGAAGGGTAGGTGTTACCTGTGAAGCTGCAAAGTCATTAAAGAAGTCTAGGCTTAAAGTAGAAGCTTCTAGGCCCTTTACGAATTTATGAGAAGCATCTCCAAGACTGGTGATTTCCAGCTCGTCGAAGATCTGTGAAAGTGTTGCACTTGATACGTGGTCGCTGATATCAACAGAGTTGATCTTAACGCCGACGGTAGATTGTAATTGTACGGCCATTATTCTTCTTCTTTCTCTGCTGGCGCAGCTTTAGTTTTTACTTCTTCTTGCTTAATCTGACCGATTCGGGCCAGAAAATTATTTTCGTTTATATCATGTAGATCAGACATTTTAGCTCCAACTCGTGAGGATTGATATATTAAGTTCAGCTGTTAAAAGTGCTCCACTTGCCGCATCTGTAATAGATGGAGTAGATACGCTAGTAACATTATAAGATAGTGCGCTTGCTTCTAGTTTATTAAACACAGCTACGATAAAATCTTCTATACCGGCTAAGTTCCCTCGGTTATCTAAAGCAGGTACCGCCATCAAAATACGGAAATTAGCTAGTGGCGCAATAGTGTTATAGCCTTCGTTAGTCGGCTGTACATAAGGATCGCCGGGTAATACCGTTACAGAATTAGCGAGCAAAGTAGGGCTCGGAAAAGCGAACGTGCTCCAGATTCCATTATTTGTAAGAGCTGTGGCGATAGTTGATCGAAGCGTAGTTATTGCGGTTGGCACGATCTATCCTACTAACGATGAAGGATTGGCGTAAGGCTGAATGAGCCCCCGGATCCTATTGATTAGTTGATAGCCGACACGATAAGGCGATGGGGTAAACCCATCCATGCCTACTCCGCCCGTCTGGGATACTTGCCGGGCTTGCCATATATCTACAGCTAATATCATCGCAGCTTGACGGATCGCTGGCGTATTAGCGTAAGTGGCTGTCTTTGTATCTGGCCCGGTAGCCGTTCCGTAAGGAACGATTCGATGAAAGTTATCATCGGCCGCAGTTTTAGTAAATTGAATAAAAGAATAACCGTTAGGCCAGTTTTGCCATGCCCACGGCCACCAAAGCATAGGCAGGATATTATTAGTACCGCTAGAGAATGGCACCGTGCCGGTAATTGTGTAAGTACCGTTATAGGTAGCACCGCATCCAGCCAGCGTTACAGATTCTCCGGTAACGAATAGTCCGGGATTAGCAAGCATTACTGTCGCTACGTTATTACTTATTGTTGCGCCTACTACTGGAGCAAAGTCGAACCACAGATAACTATTGAGAAGGTCCTGACTTGTTTGGCACACAGATTCCACGTCAGAATCGGAGTAAAGAGTACCTATGCCAAGATTGGCCCTCAGCTCGGCGACAGTTACGTAAGTAGCTGGCATTCTCTTTACTCCTTTTCTAAAAAGCTCCCCTAGGGATAGGGCTACTAAACCCTAGAGGATTCCTTATTGTGTTTTAGATCTTTGCGTACTTGATGATTCCGTATGGCATTTTTGCGATTGTTGCCATGAATCCGTAGATAGCAATTTGAACCTGTAGATTGCTTACGACGTTTACGCTCATGTAAGCCTGTGGGCTACGGTAAACGGTGAAAGCTTCTGGAGCCAAGATAACCGCTGAGCTATCATCGAATGTAGTTTCTGTAAAGTTCTTATCTACGTATAGATCAAGACCTAATACATTTCCACGTATAGATGATGGACGTACTTGTCCAGCTGCGTTCATTGGTTGGATCGCATTGTAAATCGGACGACCAGTCGTATCAGTAGCACCTAATAGAGCTTGGTACTGTGCTGGGTTAGCGATGTAGTTCTGTGCAAAGTAACCTGTGTTTTTGTAAATTAATGATGATGCTTGCGCTGTGTAATCGATGATACCTGTGCTATCGGCTGTTTCTGCGCTTGCATTAGTACCAGCTGCTAGAAGTGCTGTAAGTGCAGCTGTATCGATTGCAGTTAAGTAAGCATTTTGTAATTGCTGTGTAAGCTCTGAATAAAAGCCAGGATATCCGCTGCGCTCTAATAGCTCGACGGATAGCGTATTCATGCCACTGTACTTGGATACTGTTCCATTTAAATAAACGGTTTCCATTCCGGTATTTTGTACAGCACCGGCTTCGGCTTCTACCGTAACTACTGGAGCTACACCAGTTCCACCTGCAATTGACGTGACCAAAGAAGGGACACTGATGGTCATACCAACTTCCGGCAAAATTCCTTGCGAGCAAGCATCGATTGTAGGAGTTCCAAAACGTGTATTCGTTACGAATTCGCTTAGGTATTGAGTAGGGTTAAAAGCTGGGTTAGTTGAAAATGAATCATCCGCAGCTGAAATAAATAGACGTGATTCATCTGATCCTAGAGCAGCTTTAATTTTGTGCTCTGTGTAGCTCGCAAAATCATTGATCGGCGAACGTACAGTAGTAGAGATGAACGGAGTAGATGTTACTGGGCGAGATGCTTCTACGATTGGAGTAGCTGCCTCTGCCTTTTCTTCGGTTGGCTCTGGAGCTTTGTTGTCCAAGATAGCCTCGCTTTCTTGTTTGGGTTGGTTTTCTTCTACCGCATCGCCTTCGCTAGCGGCTACTTTGGTTACGATTGCATCCGGGTAAGCCGGGCTTTCGACCAAAGACACTTCGACCATTCTGGCAGCTGATACGACTAATACGCCGTCTGCATTCTTCTTAGCTTTAATAACGTCAACTCCAATAGATAAAGATGAAATTAATTCTTCTTGGGCCATTATTAAATAATCATTACCCTTCTGGGATGCAGAAATTTTAAAGGTTCCGTAAATTGCATCTTGTGTAACTTGAAAGCTTTGTGCTCTACCGATCGGATCATTTGCTGAATGTTGCGCTAATAATTTAATGCGCTTAGCGTCTGGGATTTCTACAGATCCAGAGTTAAATTGAACCGGGCCAGCTGAGGTATTACCTACAGTATTAAACGGCAATACGACCCCAGAAATTAATCTACGGCCGGCATCGCTAGATTCAATTTGGCTAGCAAAGGTTAAGTGTATGTTTTCTAGTTCCATTTATAGTCCTAACTCGGTTTCGTTATCTAGTAGATCTTCTTCTTCTGTATCTTCTTCTTCCATCTCTGAATTGTTACCATCTGGAGTTAAATCTTCCATCTCTTTAGCTTGATCGATGTCGATTAACCCAAGATTAAGCATCTTCTCTATAACGTTTAATCTTTCCATAGCATCGGCCCGTAAGAATGTTTCATCGACCGCAAAGCGCACCACGTTTTGAGAATTCGTAATATCATTCATGGATAAACGATTCTCCACTGCACTTATGTAAGTTTGTAGGGTATACGCCAGAAATTCTTTACGAGAATCCAAGATATTTTGATAGGTCATACTGTTATTCATGTCTGCGCTGACCATGAATGCAGGTACGCCCATTAATCTGGCTACTTGGGTCGATAAAAATTGTAAGCTCTCATTGTAGGTCATGTCCTTAGGTGAGAAGCCGGTAGTTTCGTAAGATAAAGTAGAAGTTAAATAAGCTGTAGATCTATTCATACGGCTAGATTTCCAAGCTGCTAATAATCCGGATATTTGTGATTCTGGTAAATCTGCTCCGGTGTTTTTAATGTAACCGGTAGGCATTGGAGTAGCTGCGCTGACAGCTGCCGCCCTTTCTAAATCTAAAGAAGCTTGAATAGTACGTGCCCCAGTTTGTAAAACTCCGCCACCATTTAACCCTTGAAAAGTTACAATAGATTCCATAGGTACGGCAACGCCATCGATGTAATATTGCTCGATCTCTGTACCAAATTTATTAGTAGTAAAAGTTACTCTGTTATTAGCTACCCATTCAAAGCGAGAAGGCCGGCCGTCATCTGCATACTGTTCGGTAATACGCCAGTAAGCCAAATTATAGAATATAAGTGAATCGATAGTCCATGCCATCGTAACGCTTCTAGGTTGTCTAATATCTGGTTGCTCTAACCATCTAGGCTTACCTAATTTTTTGCCGGTAGTTTTGTTATACAGCTCTAAATCTAAAGATGCAATTACTCCGGCGATTAAGTTACGACATCTTGCAACTGTTGGCACTTGTATCGCAAAATCACGACCAACAGAGCCAACTCCTAAAGAATTAGCAGAGCCAGTATTAAAATAACCAATACCGTATGATGAATCCATAACAGCCGGCGCATATTGCGCTTCGACTTTAGGCGTGCTCGCATTACGAAGGCCCAGCGTTTGAAGTAATCCCATGAGCATATTCTCTCGTAAAAATCAAGCATATTCGGGTATTCGCTGATCGTGTCTAAACGTAGATTTGAGCTATCTCTGGCGGATCTGTAAGTAGGTAAACCGCCATAGCTACGCCGATGGCAATATCAACCGGGCCAGCTGATCGCCTTCGGATAATTCTCCAACTTGCATCCGATTGCTTAGCTGCGCAGTTATTGAAGTGGGTTATGAGAATATCTTGGCCCGAATGAACCAGTTTTCCATTAGCTAGGGCATCGTGAAGCATTCCGCAAGCGGTGTAAAATTGTTGCCCTGATACGTCTTTTACAGCGCATCCACTTCTTTCTAATTTTGTGGCGACCGATTGGGTCGTATATTTATCGAAGGCGATAACCCTCGGGAAATAGATATCGGCCCATTTTTTTATAGCTGCCGCTACGACCGTATCATCGACGGCTACCTGGCTAAAGAAGGTTTCCAATACAGCTACGCCGATTTTGCCCGATGGCGTTATCTGGCCCATTACGAGCGAAGCATCTCGACGGCTCGGGCTAATATCGAAGGCGAATATAGTAAGTGGACCCGGCGACAGCTGTAGAGATTTATCGCTGGTATCTTCGACCGAATTATGCGGCCACGGGCTAGCTAGCGAGCTAATCCATTGGCAAAGCGTTTCCGTTCTGAAATCCTCGATCGTATTTACAGCCAAAGATTCTTCGATCGCATTTTCTGTTATTAGTGTGCCTAGTGATGGATTGGCCATCGCCCAACCTTTACGATCTGTAACCGGAGCGAATTCGGGAGCAGAGTATTCATAGAATCCTAAACTCTCCGGCGGATGGCTTAGGCACTTCTCCCGTAAGTTATTCAATACATCGCTAAAAGCATCGCCACTATTGGAGCTAAAGTAACTCTGGCTATTCGGCTGGGCCCGGGTAACTGGCAGAGCTGCGGCGTAAGCTTCTTTATTTACTTCTCGAAGCTCATCGATCCAGAGATACGAAGCGGAGCGACCACGGCTACCATCTCTAGTCGAAGCTACTACATCTAAGCGACCGCCACCATACTTAGGCATTATCTCGATCGATTCCGTACCATTAGCAAAGCGGATCTGTTTAACCATCGGCCTTAGATAATCTGAGCTCTCGAATAGGTAAGCGATCTCCCGGAAGTTAGTAAGTGCCATACCTCGATTTGAGCTCATAATTAATTGATTCTTTTCGCCGAATAGGACTAGGCCGGCTATTGCCCTGATTCTGCCTATATAACTTTTGCCATTCTGGCGAGCTGCAAGAAGAAGTGAACTGGTCCTAATGAATGAATTATCTTCTCGCACCGATAACATGTCATTTAAAACGTACTTCTGCCATTCTAAAGCTGGTTGCCCGATAGCTTCTGCAAGCTCTAACACTTCCGGAGCCCTCGACTTAGTGTTAAGTGGCTTAGAATGTAGCCGTGGGATTATGGCCCCCAACAGCGGTTTTTTAGATTGGGTCAAAGTGTTATCAATTCTGTTGAGGCTGGCCTAAAGCCGGACCAGCATGGACCGTACTGGTCGTAAACCGCATCGGAGAGATATTGTTTGG